CAAAGTCCAAGTTGTGTCGCTGGTTTTACGAGCGATAAACTGGGCTGAAGTTTCGTTATCAATAACTACAACGCCAACAAGAGTCCAACCAGTACCAGCAACAATGGTTACATCACCAGTTGAAGTACCAATATTGACAATAGTTAGGCCGAAAGTGCTGCCAACTTTAGCGCTAGAAATAACGTCGTTTACACCTTCCACACCACTTGCTGTTACAACGATTGGTAAAATGTAGTTAGTAGCGGTTGTGCCAGGATTAGCAACGATAATGCCAGATTCAAGTTGGTCTGCGGTTAAAGTTACAGAAGTAACGCCAGTTAACGTAGGGGGTGTTGCACTATATCCAAGGACGACTTCGTTAAGATTACCGTCGCCTAGTTGATAGCCACCTGCACCATTTGGGAGAGCCATAATAATTCCTTTACAAAATAAGTTGAAAAGCCCCCGCTTGCGCGGGAGCAATTAGGTTTAACCCCACAAGCGAACGCCCATTTGTGGACGAATCACGGAGTAGCCATACAACACGTCGATACGGCATGGTAAACGGTCGTTATTGATGTCGTATTGGCGAACAATACGCATCGAAATACCGTTATGCACTTGACGTGAAGCCATGTCTACACCTTGAGGCATCAACAAGTCAGCGGTCGCAAAAGTGATCGCATCTTTGTGGTATACCAAGTTCTGTGGGTACTGGCTAGAAGCTGCGCCAACGAATGTAGTTACTGCACCGCTAGCTGGGAACGAATCAATCGTTGCAAGCGCGTGGGTAGAAGTGTACATTGCTGGGCTAACAGTTACAGTTGCAGCGCCACCAGAGGACGATGTTACGTCAGCTACCACTACGAACTGCTGAAGTGAACCAGTGGACTCGCGGGTTTGTGGGTTAACTGCAAATACGCCAGCTACGGTAAATACGTCACCAGCCTTGATGGTCAATGCGTTACCAACACCAGCTAATACGATGGTGTTAGAACCTTGAGCCGTTACGGTGGTGCCAACAGTACCAGTTGCGTTGCGTGAACCAGTTGTGAACTGCTTGATAGATTGGCTCATGTTGATCTCGTCAAAGCCCAATACGCCCATACCCATCATGCCGTTCTTGAACTGCTTGGAGATAGTATCGGTTGGGTTGAAAAGACCTTTCATGCCTTCTACTAAACCAGCGTTAGCGGCTGGGTTAACAGTTGCATAGCGTGGGGACATTACGGCAGCAGCTTCGTTTAGTTTTTGTTGGGCAGCCAACAAAACAGCAGAAGTCGCTGGGGTAACGCCTGGAGTACCAACGGATTGGTAAATGTTCTTAAAGCTGTTAGCTACGTCAGCGTCGATTGACGATGCCAACTGGCTAATACGAGGCTTTAGAACACGCTCTGCGAAGTCATCTAACTGCATGGTCATCTCAGCGGTGGTGAAGTTAACACCAATGTGCTTTTGATTCGATACAGTCAACGTGGTGAACTGCTCGTTGTCGTCCTGAACTTGCAGGGCGGCACCGTCAGTGACCAAAGCGCGGTCTGGTAGACGAATACGGAGAGTAGAACCGATTTTTGCGCCTTCAACAGCAAAGCTGTCGTCGTACGCACGGTTTACGTTACGTGTGAGTACCAGGTTGTTCTCGAGAATTTCGAGCGCCTTCCGGGTAATCATGTCGATGGTTAAGATCGAATTTGACATATTAAGTCCTTAAAAATAGTTAGCGGTTTCTCTGCGCTTCCCACTTTTTGATCTGTCTTTGGCGGTCTGCTTCAATCCATTCTGATGTACTCATACTTTTTACAGAACGAGGGTCAGTTGTATCGTAACTAGAAGATCCAGAAGATCTTGCCGTGACAGGAGCAATCGGTGCTGGAGCGCTCGAAGTCTTTTTTACAGAAGGATTATCAGCTAATTTAGCCTCAATCTTTCCTAATTCTTTGGCCTGCTGGAGTGGCGCTAAACGAGAAATACGCTCCGCTTCTTTCGGATTAGACCCTAGGTAATAAGCCATATCGGGGCCAATATCGGAAGCTTGGATCGTTTGAGCCATAGCGTCAGTGATTGGGAGCTTGGGGTTGTAGGCGACTTGTTCAAAGTCGTCGTACTTATTCCGCGCTTCTTCTTCCCTGTCGTGGTAGGACTCAATGATCTCAGACTGCATCCTAGCTTGTTCACGCCTAGCAAGCAATTCTTCTGCCTTCTTTTCAGCCAAAACCTCGGCGTACTCGTCAGGTGAAGCAAATTGCTCAATCGGCGGGATTTCGGCTGGGGTTTTAAGCTGCTTCTCAGCGGCTTTAGCGGCCTGTTCTCTTTCCCACTTACGTTGCTCTCTAGCAAGTCGTTTACCAATAGCCGCATCCAATTCTTCTTGGGAGAAGGTTTTAGGTGCTTCTGCTGCTGGTTCTACTGCTTCCGGCGCTAATTCTTCAGTTTCAGGTGCAGCCGTTGCCACCTGTTCTGGCGCGGATACTTCCGCTGGTACTACTTCTTGACTTTCGTCCATTTCGATGTTTCCTTAGAAACCCTGGTGTTTCGCACCAGTACGATTGATACAAAATATATTCTTAAACTTTTGATTCGTCAAGCGATGCTTTGTAAGCAGACACAACAGCAGCCGTTTGAATTGATTTGCAAATAGCTTGTACTTTAGCATCTTCAGCGCTGTAATCATCGCCAGGCACAACTACGTGGCGGTGAAACTTGCTGCTAACCTCTTTGCCATCTTCCAAAATAGCGGTTTTGGTACGCACTTGTACAGTACCGTTTTCAAGAGTTTCAATTAAATCCACTACTACTTTTTTCTCTAAAGCCATTTTATTGCTCCTTTTTTTCCAAATTGGTCATCCGACCAGTTATTAAAAGATTAACTGCTTATTGTGTAGCCCACGGCAATTTTTTACTAACGGGTTTTTTATCTTGCTGATGCGCAATAGCGATTGATTTTGCTAACATTCCATAGATTAAGTTTATTTTTTCTTCGCCCATTTTATCTTGTACCCATTTAATTATTGTAGGTTCGATTAGCGAATTAAAAGGAATAAATGATGAATTGGCATCCAATACTAAATTTTCACTATTAGAATATTTAACTTCTTTGACGCCATCTGTGCAAGTAATTTCATAGTCAACAAGCGCAACCACATCTGTTTTTCCGTCTAGCTGTGGATACGTGCTTAGCCCTGTAATTTTCCAAAGATGTTGGTTTTGCATACTATTTCCTTTTAAAACAAGTCTTGCCAACCGCTACCGTTGTAGCATTGCAATTTATTAGTTGTGCCGTTGTATGCAACCATACCCGCTAATGGCGTCAAGGCCGCTATTTGGGTTGAAGTAAGCGGGGCGAATAAAGGTACACGGGTAGGACTACCAAACTTAACCAGAGTGCTTGTGTTTGACCCGCTAAACGAACCAAAAGTAAATACGCTTTGATTAAATGGATCCATGTAAATAAGGCCGCCGTCGCCGTTATTTACACCTGCTCCAGCATAAAAATATATGTCGCCGCCGCTAGCATCACCCGTAGTTCCGTTAGCATTGCCGCTAGCTACACTTAAATCGCCACCTCTAACCGCAGTAGCGCCCGCGCCACCGTCGCCAGCGCTAACGCCAAGTGGCCTGCCTGCCACATTTGCGGCTTGCGCGCCACCGTTTATATTTGGGGCTATGATTGCGTTAACAAAAGCAATCGCGTTAATATAGTTATTTGTTCCAAAATTTTGTGGGTTAAGCGTAGAAGCTCTTAACGTAATGTAATTTCTAACACTAGTGGTATCTAACTTTAGGTCAAAGTTACCGTTAGATTCAAGGTAAAAATTTAACGTACTTGAAATTCCATTTAAAGACGCGCCGCCACCAACGTTTTGCTCACAAGATATAGCCCCCACATGGTAGCCAGACGCGCCTACTGCTTGCCCAAACTGATAAAATCCAATGCCTGTATTTGCCGTTATGGCTACGTTATTAAAATAGTTTGAATTACACGCACCTAAAGTATTGGTGTTTCCTGTACTATCTATCGCTATTCCGTTGCCACCGTTAGTTGTAATAAGAATATCATTAAAATTATTAAAATACATTCCTAAACCGCCAGTAGTATCGTCAAGATAAATACCGTCCCCGCCGTGGCGAAAGATAAATAGCTTTTCTAACGTAGCGTAACTTACGTTGCGCAACACGATACCTTTTCCACCATTATTACTTACATCGCCAATTAACCTAAATCCGCTGTAAACGGCGCTGCCGCCACTTGAGCCAATATAAATACCGTCAAAATTACCTGTTTTAACTAAAGTAGTGCTTTCTTGAACACCAAATACGTTTACGCTGCCGCCATCCCAAACTAATTGAGAGGTAAATTTATATGTTCCCTTTGGTATGTAAAGTGATTTTGTAGTAGCAGCGGCGCTAGCATAAGCATCTATCAATGCTTGTGTGTCGTCCGCAACGCCATCACCGACTGCGCCGAAATCTAGCGCATTAGTTACAGCGCCATCAATCATCGAATACGTTACTTTGGTTAACGACATCTTAATTTTTCCTTAGGAAATAAAATACACACCAGAAATAAAGAAAGTTCCACCATCGGTTATTTCCGAGCCATCAAGCCCCGTTGTTCCTGTAGTTGCGTCCCAATACATTATTGGAATATATGATTGATTTATTTCAACATAGCCTGTTACAACACGCCCTTGCGTAATCGCTAACGAACTGCCAAAACCAAATGAAACACCCGCTCTAAAAGCTGAGGTTGCACTACCATTTGTAAATGGCAAGTCTTTAATTATTGCATCAGCGCCGACGGAGCCAATTGTTTGCACACCAACGTGGGCGGTAAAAGTAACGCACCGCCCAATTTTTGTGTAATAACCCCCATTGCTGCTATTCATTGTGGCGTTATTAACACCATCACTTACTAATGGAGTCCAAGTCCCTTCTTCATAATCCGCAAGCAACTCGCTTGTGCCTGTACCTGGTGTAGCAGAGAAGTCGATGCCTTGACCTGAAGTACCAATAACCACGTTGCCTGTTGTAGCAGTAACAGAAGTAAATCGACCAGTCGAAGCCGTAGTAGCTCCGATAGAAGTGTTATTAATCGTACTAGCTGCCGTTGGGTTAATAGTTAACGCGCCTGCGGGGCTAATTGCTACGGTGCCTGTACCTGTAGGGCTAATGGCTACCGCAGCATTGGCAGGGTTAATGTTTATGGCAACATCTACGCTTAAATTATTGCCTCCACCAGCGCCCCATTGAAGTTGAGGTGTACCGCCTAAATTTTGCAAAGCACCGCCGCTTGAAGAAGCAGCTTTATATGTATCTGTTGTTATACTTGTCGCCGCTATTGCGCGGCCCGCAGTCACATTAGCAATAGATACTTGTTTTGTAGTTCCACTTTGAACGATTGGCAATACCTCAGTACCCGCTAAAGGTACGGTAGATGCGGGTAAACCTGAAATTTTGACATCAGCCATGATGTGTTCCTTTAAACATAATTAACTTCAATTGTTGATGTAAATGGCGGGGCTTCTGAAAATGTAATTACAGTCCCAGCAACAGAGTATGTATTTTTTTGCTGGTACACGCCGTTAATGTATATTTGTGTGCTATTTTCACTAACTGGGGCAGACAATAAACTAAAGTTTACTTGCGATCCTGTGCCTGTAAAGTTAGCAATAATAGGTGACGCATTAAAACTACCGCCAACATTATCATAAGTAGCTATTAAAACATCGGCAGACGTTCGTACAATAAATTTGTACAGCTTTGTATAATCTAGCCAAATTTCACCTGTAGGCACTCTGCCTGCTGCGTTTAAAATAATGGGATTTGGGTGGGCAATATTGCCTGCGCTAGATGTGTATGAAGCTAGTGGGGTAGACGTCCCCGCTTCATAGGTATAAATTTTACCGCCAGTAAGAACATTGCCGCTATCGTCAAACAGTTGCGCGCCTACGCCAGCAAATATTGAAAGGGTAACTGTTGGCATTACGTATCCTTACACTAAAATAAACCCACCGTCCTCTTGGACGAGGTTATCGTTATTTTCGGTCGCTAAATTATTTACTGCTTGGTCGCGACCATAACCTGAAAAATACGAAAGCAAGTTGCCTAGCCCTAAAGCTAGTCCAACTCGGCCGTTAATTCCAAAACTCATCTGAAATTGATCGGTTTAGCGTAAACAACACCCGCCATGCTAATTTGC